AGGCGGTATGTTGTCAGGCGCTGCATTGCGGGGCGCTACACGTTACGGTCAAGAGATGGGGTCACAAGAGTACACCAACGCGTTTAACCGTTATCAAACTAACCGTGCCAATCAACTTAACCCACTACAAAGTCTAATGGGTTCAGGTCAGACTGCCGCAGGTCAGGTAGCTAACGCAGGTCAGAACTACGCTAATCAAGCCGGTCAGAACTACATGAACGCTGGTAATGCACGGGCGTCAGGTTACGTTGGTAGCGCTAACGCATGGTCTAACGCATTAGGCGGTGCAGCTAACATGTACAACCAAAATCAAATGTTGAACAGATTTTTCCCCCAAGGTGGATATGACTCCACTGTCGGCACACAAGCGTATCAACTTGGAGATGAATAATTATGGCTATTGACGCAAGTATTGCTTTAGGGGTCAAACCCGTACAATTAGAATCGCCTATCAATCAAATGGCGAAGATGTACGAATTGCAAAACGTCGTGCAATCTAACAAGCTCAACCAAATGAAAATGGACGAGTATTCTCGCGGTGTCGCTGAATCTGAACAGTTTAAAAATGCACTTAGAAGTTTAAATAGAACTTCTCCTACATACGCGCAAGATGAAGAAGCAGCTTATGCTATTAAAGGTATAGAAGGACTAAAAGCACTTGAAACGCAAAGAAAAGAAAGAGCGTTAGCTGACGCATCTAAATTTGAACTTGCTAATAAAAACTTTAACGCTTACCGTAGCGCTTTAGCAGGTTTGTCTACTGACCCTAACTTAACTAAAGCCTTGGCCGTATCTACAGCGCAACAATTAGTCGCTGCTGGCGTAGTACCTGCTAATTTTGCAACAATGGCTGAACAATTACCTGACGACCCTACTGCACTTAGGGCTGCGCTAAAAAATGGCGCTAGAGCGCAATTAGCGCCTAAAGATATATTCACTACCTTTGCGCCTGATTTAGCTGAATCTGATACAGGCCAAGCAAAAGTATTTATTGATAAAAACCCTAATAGCCCTACTTACGGTCAAACAGTAAAAACGCTTGCTAAATCTGCAACGCCAGGTGAAGTATTATCTGCATCTAACCAACGCGCAACGCAAGCCGAAACAGCAAGGCATAATGTTGTAATGGAAGGTCAAGGCAAAATACCAGCAGGGTATAGATTGCTATCCGATGGATCATTAGAGACTATTCCTGGTGGCCCTGCGGACGCTAAAACTAAAGTTGCCGAAGCTGGACAATCAACCGTAGACAGTTTAGCGGCTACTTTAAATGGTTACTACGATAAATTAAGTCAAGGCGGCGGGATAGTTTCATCTAACAAAAGAATTGGCACTAACTTAGGTAGCTCAGTTCAATCGTCTGGCCTAGGCCAATTCGTAGGCGGTGCAGTAGGAACTGAAAATCAAACTACTAGACAAAATATTCTTAACGCGCGGCCATTATTACTTCAAGCTATTATGAAGGCTACAGGTATGTCAGCTAAACAAATGGATTCTAACCAAGAGTTGAAACTGTATCTATCCGCAGCTACAGATCCTTCAAAATCATTAGAATCTAATAAAGAGGCTTTAGATAACTTAGTGCGTTTGTATGGTGTTGGAGGCGAAGCCACGCCAGGCGGCGCTAAAACTAAGCCAATAATGCCTAGAAATGAAAAAATGCCTTCGTCTAACCCTCATGCGAATAAATCAGACGCGCAAATTAAAAAAGAATTGGGGATAAAATAAATGGCAGACCTTCAATTACTTTTAGAAGCAGAACGTAGAGGGCTATTGCCTGCGGATAAACAAGCCCTACTTACTGAAGCTAGAAGTAGAGGGCTAGTAGAAGCTCCTACTACTATTGAATCAACGCTTAAACCAGTCGAAGTTGCACCAGCAACAATGGCAGAAAAAGTAGTTGGTTCGCCCGTAGGTAGGTTTGCATTAGGCGCAGCCGAGTTACCTATTGGCGCAGCTAGACTTGTTGAAAATGCTGCAATGGAAGCAGGTGTGCCGGGCATAGGTGGCGTTGGTCGAGCATGGGATAAATTACAAGCCATGAAGACTAAAGGCATGAACGCGCCGACTGAACTATCTAGCTATGATCCTTTGGGTATTGCCGCCCGTGCAGGTAAAGAATTACTATATAAAGGTGGCGAAGCTATTGGCTTAGATCCTAGGTCATGGGATATTACAGGTGGAATGGGTGCAACCGTTGTGCCTGGCGCTGTATTAAATAAACTTGCGCCTGCGGCTACATTTGGTAAACAAGTGCTTCAAAGCGCTGGCGTTGGCGCTGGTTTAGGCTTAGTCAATCCTAACGCAAAAGACTTAGGTTCTAACGTAGAAAATGCAGCCATAGGTGCAGCCTTAGGCACAATTATTCCGGTTAGCACCGTTGCCGCAGCTAAGGCTTTAGGCTGGGCATACGACATAGCATCAGGTAAACTCTTTCAAAAACAAGCCGGTAAAATACTTCGTGAAGTAGCAGGTGAAGATGTTAACGCGTTGGCTGCGGCAGGTAGAGCTGCAGCTCCTGAACTAACTGGCGCACAAGCCGCTGCTGATATTCCTAATACGCAACTACAAGCACTTGGTGAATTAGCATCAGGCCGAAACACAGGTAATGTGTTTAGTAAAAAAACCGCTTTAGCAAAACAAGATGCACAAAATATACTTGATACCCTTGCTGGCGGCGCTACACAAGCTGAAGCTAAATTAGCTAGGCAAGGTAGAAATGCCGCTCTTAATCAAATAACTACCCCTATGCGTGAAACTGAATTAGCGGCGGCTAATACAGCAGGTAATTTAGCCCCAGCATTACAATCTGAAGCTACGCGTTTTGGTGAAGCTGCGGCTAATAAAGTTGAAGATGTACGTCGTATGACTGCTGCTGGTGAACGAGCTAAAGATTTATCTAAGACTTGGATTAGTAGCGCAGGCGGTGCTGAAGGTTTGGTACGCAGACCAATACAATATACTTACCCTGGCGAATTGGCTAATAAAGCTGAGTCTGTAGCTACAACCGCTGCCGATGCGTCAAGAATATTAGGTGAAAACGCTAGATTTGTTCAAAGGCAAGTTGATAGTTTAGCTGCATACGGTTTGACGCCCATAGATACAACGGCAATCACTGCAAATATTCAATCTAAATTAGCTAACCCAAAAATAGGCGTAAGCGATGTTAATAAACGCGTATTAACTTCTGTGGGTAAAAAAATTGAAGAATGGACGGCTAAAAATGGAGGCGTAATAGATGCAGACGCTTTAAATACTATACGTCAAAATACAGTTAATGAAACTGTGCAAAAACTTATAGGTACATCTGACCCTACAAATCAAGCTAAAGTGGCCGCAAGACTATTACGTGAAGTTAATCCGATGATTGATGACGCTATAATAAAAGCAGGCGGTACGGGCTGGAAAGATTACTTAGCTACCCATGCAGAAGGTCTAAAAGACATTGAACGTCAAAAAATGGCGTCCGTATTAAGCGATTTATACCGCAAAGGGTCTTACGATAAATTCCGCGCTATTGTAGAAGGTAATGATACTAAGGCTGTATCTAATGTATTTGGGCCAAGTAATGTGGATATTAAAACATTAATGGGCGACAAAATAAAACCACTACAAAAAATATCTGATGATTTAAGACGTACGTCAGAAATGACAGATTTAGCAAAACAAGGTGCAGTTGGGGTAAAAGACATACTTAGCAAAGACGCTGCAAAATGGCGATTACCTGCGTTGTTTAGCCGTGTAGCTACAGTAACCAATAAAGTTTTAGACGGGCTAGAATTTAAAGTTAACCGCGCTACATTTGCTGCACTTGAAAAAGGTATGCAATCAGGTAAAAACATGGCTGAATTAATTGAAGCGTTACCCGCATCTCAACGTAATGACGCATTACGCGCATTAGCTGATCCTAAAGTAGCAAGACAGATTACACTGCAAACATCACGTAATGCCCTTGCGCCTGAACAACAAAGTCAAAACGCATTAGCTCAATAAGGATTTAGTATGGACGATCAAACAACTCGCCTCAACCGTATAGAAGAAAAGCTGGACAAAGTGTCTGAAGCGATTGTTTCATTGGCCCGTATGGAAGAACGAATGATTACGTTGTTTAAACGCATGGACAATTACGACGACCATCACCGCGCCTTAGATGGCCGCGTGACCAAGGTTGAAATATCTACTGCGTCAGGCGCATGGGTTGAGCGTGTGGTGTTTATCCTCATTACAGCCATCATCAGCGGGAGCATTTACTTTGGTAAATAAAGCTAAAGTATTTATAGCATGAATCTACAATTAAAAAGAAAACACGGTACAAAAGATTTCACGCATGGGCAATTATTTATTGATGACGTATACTTTTGTGATACATTAGAAGACCAAGAACGCGAAACTAAAGTACCTGGCGAAACAGCAATACCTTGTGGCACGTATAAAGTTATATTGACTATGTCAAATAGGTTTAAAAAGTTAATGCCTTTATTAGTTAACGTGCCTAATTTTTCAGGCATACGTATTCATAACGGCAACACGAAAGACCATACTGAAGGTTGTGTTTTAGTAGGAAAAAAAGTAAAAGATGGGTTTGTTGGCGATTCTAAAGTAACTTTTAAAAAGCTAATGGGCATACTTTATGCAGAAAAAAATATCAGCATAGAAATTACTTAACTAGGGGAAAAACATTATGAAAGCATATCTAATTGAACGACTTAAAGAAGCATCTACATGGCGCGGTATCGTAGCGCTACTAACCGCCATTGGCGTATCGCTATCACCCGAGCAAGGCGAGGCGATTGTAGCCTTAGGTCTAGCCGCCATCGGTACATTAGGTGTATTTACAGCGGACAAAAAGTAATGACCGCTATTCTTGCTATCATAGACCGCCTGCTACTTTTAGTAGTAAGGTGGGCTGTGGCAAGAGAACAGGCGAAAGCCCAAAGGTTACGCGATGCACTCGAAGAAAACCCTGCTGATTGGTACGCTGCTCATTTTGACAGCGTGTCAAACCCAGCAAACACTCCAGCCGACAAAACCTCACCTGACGATACAAAAGCAAGCTGACGGTGGCATTTGCTTAGATAAGGACAACGCTGCTAAGTTGGGCGTTTACATCCTTGAATTGGAACGCAGATGATTGATGAGGATTTAAAGCAGTTTGGCACGGAAAGACAAAATGAATTTATTGACGCAATAATTAAATACGGTTCATTAAGAAAAGCCGCCGAAAGATTACAAGTTTCTGCCGGCACCATTCAATCGGGTCTTGACCGATTAAAACACAAAGCCGCTATTCGCGGCTACGCTCCCCAAAACGATATGGTTCACGTAGTACCCGACCCCTTTGTGGTGCGCGGTACGTCAACACTTTATAAAGATGGCGTAGCTAAAATACAATGGGTTAAGACACGCATTGAGGATACTAAGCTAGAACAAATCATTAAAGATTTTGTGCTGACCCTTGCAGAAGGCGTATCGGGTCTAGCCCCTAGCATAGAAAAACCAAAGTTATGTAGATCCGATGTGATGACAGTCATCCCTATGGGTGACCCGCATTTCGGTCTTTACGCATGGCATGAAGACGCTGGCGATGATTTTGACTTGGACATTGCAGAAAAGCTAACATGTGGCGCGATAGACAGACTAATTGCAAGCTCCCCTGATTCAGAGACAGCGCTATTGCTTAACTTAGGAGATATGTTCCATGCGGATAACCAAAAGAACGTCACAAACTCAGGTCATCAATTAGACGTTGACGGTAGATGGGCTAAGGTTCAGCAAATTGGATTACGGGCAATAATATACTGCCTACAACAACTATTGAAAAAGCACGACAAAGTTATATTTAGAATCAACAAAGGCAACCATGACGGACATTCGTCTTATGCGCTGGCGTTAATGATTTCGTGTTATTTCAATAAAGAACCACGCATAGAAGTAGACTTATCTCCGTCCGTATCTTGGTACTATAAGTTCGGTAAAGTCTTAATAGGGTCTACGCATGGCGATACTATCAGAGGTAAAGACATGATGTCTATCATGGCCGCGGATAAGCCTGTAGATTGGGGCGGCTCTAAATTTAGATATTGGTATGTCGGACATGTACACCACAAGGAAGTAAAAGAGTATCATGGTGGAACGGTAGAGTATTTTAGAACTTTAGCTGCGCGTGATGCCTGGCACCAAGGGCAAGGTTATCGCGCTGGTCGAGACATGTGCGCTATCGTACTACATAAAGAACACGGCGAAATAGAACGCCACACTTGCGATATAGGAATGATTGATGCGAGCATTGCAATCACGTAATGAAGCAATACTAAATAACTGTAAAACGTATGCGGGAAGCCCGTGTAGAAACTGCGCTAATACGCTACGCTACGTTAACGGAAATAGTTGTATACATTGCATGGCGGTTAGAGTTAGATCGGCAGCAAAAAAAGAATACGATAAGAATTACCATGTAACCCACGCTAAAAAGAAACTGCAAGTGGCGCTTGAATGGAGTAAACTTAATCCGGACAGAAGGTCGGCCATTAGCTTTACTTACGATTCTAAAAGACGCGCCATTAAAAAAGAAGGCGTAGGCGCTAAAGAATTATTTGCTTGGGTTAACAAACAGGAAAAGGTTTGTTATTGGTGTGACGTAGTGTGCGAGACGTCCTACCACATAGACCATTATCACCCGTTATCTAAAGGTGGTAAGCATGAGTTGGATAATTTGGTTATAGCATGTTCAGCATGCAACATAACAAAGAACGCAAAAGACCCTTATGACTTCGCTAAGTCTAAAGGCAGATTATTTTAACTCTGATATGTTGAGGTAGATATGGCTAAACGTACACCGGAAGAAATCTGTTACGACTTGTTAGGTCAGTCTATCGATGAAATTGAAGTAGACTACGACAACGAAATCATTGTCATCACCACTAGCATGGGTAGAATTGAATTTAGTGGTGATGATCTAGCGATGTACGTCGAAACCGACAAATTTGACGGGTAAAGCTAAAAAACGACCTCACCAATCGCTGTATAACAGACGATTGATAAGGCGGTAATGCACTGATAGCCACGCATGTACAAAAACCT